TAAAGGTGAAGGTGACTTTAACCAAGCTGTAAAAAATGCTCATGTTGTTGTAAGTTTTGGTAGCGTAGCAGATGTACAAGCAAGTATTTATGGTATTCCGGTGATTGTTTCAGATCATAGTCCGGCAATGCCTATTTCAAACAAGATTCAAGATATAGAAAACTTAAAATACCCAGATAGAACTGAATGGTTACGTTCATTAGCTAGTGCTGAATGGCATAAAGACGAAATGGACAAATGCTGGGAAAGATTAAAAGGACAATTAGATGGCATTAACTAACTACACCACGTTTACAGCGACAGTAGAAAGCTACTTAGCTCGTAATGACTTGACAAGTGTTATACCTGACTTCGTTCAGTTAGCACAGTTAAGATTAAGTCGTGATTTAAGAACAGAAAGAATGTTAAAGGTAGCGACTACTAGCCCAAGTGATAACAAAGTAGCGTTTCCATCTGATTTCTTAGAGTTAAGAGAGATGCACTTACAAGGCAATCCTCCTATTCTCTTAGAGTTCCAAACACCTGATCTATTCTTCCGTAATGGTCAAACAACATTATCAGGTCGTTCACACTACTTTACAATGTTAGGTACAGAGTTCCAATTTGCACCTAGCCAAGATACATCATATACAGTTCAAATTTTATACTATGCTCAACCTACATTTATTTCTAGCACAACAGCTAGTAACTTGTATTTAGCATACTACCCAGACGCTTTACTTTACGCAACTCTAGCAGAAGCAGAACCATATTTATACAATGATCCTAGAATCGCTACTTGGTCTGCTCTTTATGATCGTGCTATTGCTAATATTAAGAAGAGTGATTTAGGTCAAACATACGCATATACAACATTGAGTGTAACCCCAAGATAGTTAATGAGTAAAGAAGCAAAAAAGAAATACGCTTTAAATAATCCTGAAAAGGTTAAGAAAGCTATTAAGAAATGGAATGATGCTCATAAAGATAGATTAAATGAGGCAGCAAAAAGATACTATCATAAAAATAAAAACGATCCTGAGTTTAAAGAAATGAATAGACTCAAGATGAAAGCATGGGCATTAAAATACCCAGAAAAAGTATTAGAACAATCTGCTAGAAAAAGGGCAACAAAGTTATTAAGGATGCCTAAGTGGTCTGATAGAGCAGAAATTAAAAGGATATATGAAGTAGCACAACGTAAAAGCAACATTGAAGGAAGAAAGTATCATGTAGATCACATTATTCCTTTAAGAGGTAAATTAGTATCAGGACTTCATATACCATCTAATTTACAAGTAATATTAGAATCAGAAAACCTAGCAAAAAGTAATCAATTTATACAGGAGTAATAAAAATGGCTGAAATGTCGAATTTTCTCGAAAATGCGCTAATCAATGCAACATTGCGCAACACAACATATACATCAGTTGCAACAGTTTATGTATCACTATGGACTTCAGACCCTACAGACGCAGGTAGTGGTACAGAAGTATCAGGTGGTTCATACGCTAGAACATCTGTAACATTTGCAGCACCTTCTAACGGTGTAACAACTAACAATGCTGACGTAACATTCCCAACAGCAACTGGTTCATGGGGAACAGTAGGTTGGATTGGTATTAATGATGCTGCAACATCAGGTAATCTTTTATACCATACAGCATTAGATACAGCAAAAGCAATTGACTCTGGCGATATCTTTAAGATTGCTTCAGGTAATTTAAGCGTTACATTAGCGTAAGGATAAATCATGGCTCTAGTCGTAAAAGATAGGGTAAGAGAAACCACTACCACTACAGGCACAGGTACTGTTACATTAGGTGGTGCTGCGACAGGCTTTCAGTCATTCTCTGTAATTGGTAATGGCAATACTACTTTCTACACTATTCAATTAGCTAATACAAATGAATGGGAAGTAGGTATTGGTACATACACATCTTCAGGAACGACTTTATCTAGGGATACTATACTAGAGTCTAGCAATAGTGGAAGTGCAGTTGATTTTAGTGCAGGTACAAAAGATGTATTTGTAACTTATCCTGCTGAAAAAGCAATTTATTTAGGTAACTTACCTACTACATTAGTAGTCACAAAAAGAGATACCACAACTGCTGACGTTGCTTTAGCTAATGGTTATTTACCTGTATTAAACAGAAGTGGTTCAACAATTAACGTAGGAATCAGTTAAGGACAATTATGGCAACACGATATTCATTAGTGCTAAATGGCACAACAATACAAGAATTACAGTCAGGTGATACTGTTATTGGCTTAACTTCTAGTACAGCACTTCAAAAAGGTGATGGTTCTACTGGACTTACTGCAGCTTCTGCTGGTTCAGATTATGCAGCACCTGGTACAGCATCCACATGGACTGCTTCACAACGTGGTACAATTACTACTGACAATGATGGTTCTTTTGACTTATCAGTCACTAATAACTTTGTATGCACACCTACAGGTACATTTACTTTGACATTTACTAACCATACTGCTGGTCAATCAGGCTATGTATTACTTATTAACACAAGTGGTTATGCTGTAAGTGCAGCAGCTACAACTAAAGTAAGTGCAACATTCTTATCAACAGTAAGTGCAGCAGGTACATATTTAATTTCATACCTAGATAACGGAACTAATGCTTATTGCACTTGCTCTGGAGCTTTAGTTCAAGTGCATCTGCTTATTTCAATAGAACACCAGCAAGTGCAGGTAATAGACAAAAATTTACATATAGCGTATGGCATAAATCAAGTTTAGTAAATGTTACAAGTTTACTAAATGCCAATTCTAACTCATCAAATACTGATGCAATTTATTTTGATTCAAATAAATTGGTATTTGAATCTAATGTTAGTGGCGTAAATATTATGAATCTTACGACCAGTCAAGTATTTAGAGACCCGTCAGCTTGGTATCATTTTGTATTTAGTGTTGATACCACTCAAGCTACAGCAGCTAATCGGATTAAAATATATGTAAATGGGCAACAGATAACTGTATTTACAACAGCAACTTATCCATCTCAAAATTCAAATTTAAATATTAACTCCAATGTTGCACACAATATTGGAAGATTTTTATCTAATGGTGGAACTACATATTATTCAGATGGATATTACGCAGAAACATACTTTGTAGACGGACAAGCTAAAGTTTCTTCAGACTTTGGCGAAACAGACGCAACCACAGGTGTATGGAAACCTAAAGCATACACAGGCACATACGGCACTAATGGTTTCTACCTTAAATTCTCTGACATAGCTACTACATCTGGTTCTAACGCAGGTTTAGGTAAAGACTTCTCTGGTAACACTAACTACTGGACTACTAATAACATATCTGTAACATCAGGCACAACCTATGATGCTATGAAAGATAGCCCTACTAATACAAGTGCGACTGTGGCTAATTATGCTGTGTTGAACCCTGTTGATAAAAGCACAGGAACGATAACAAACGCAAATCTTACATACGCATCATCTTCTGGTTTTGGTGCGAGAAGTACCATTTCAATGTCAAGTGGTAAATGGTATTGCGAAGTTACTTGTTCTACAGCATCAGATAATATGCTTGGAATTTTGTCATCAACAGAAAATATTTCAACTTTATCATTTCCAGGTAATACATCAACATCTTATGGTTATTATTCAAGTAATGGTAATAAATATAACAATGGTACAAGTACTGCTTATGGCGCTTCATATACAACTAATGATATTATAGGTATTGCTTTTGATGCTGACGCAGGAACATTAACTTATTATAAAAATGGTGTAAGTCAAGGAACTGCTTTCTCAAGTATTCCATCAGGTTCTTATTCATTTGGCTACGGAAATGGAACATCTGGCGGTTCATTTAACTTTGGTCAAAGACCATTCTCATACACACCTCCTACAGGCTATGTAGCACTAAACACATATAACCTACCTACTCCTACTATATTACAGGGTAATAAGTATATGGATGCAACGCTATATGTAGGTAATGGAGTAAGCCAAAATGTTGTTACAGCAACTGGGTTTAAACCTGACTTTGTATGGATTAAAGATAGAACAACTGCTGGTCAAGATAATGGTTTATATGACACAGTTAGAGGTACAGGAAGAACTCTTTATTCTAATTTAACTAATGCAGAGTCTAGTGTTATTAGCACATTAACAGCATTTAATTCTAATGGCTATACTGTTGGCACAGAAAATATGGCTAACAAAGCTAATGATAACTTTGTAGGTTGGAGTTGGCAAGCTGGACAAGGCTCAACATCATCTAACACTTCAGGCTCTATTACATCTACTGTATCTGTAAACACAACTGCTGGGTTTAGTATTGTGACTTATACAGGAAACGCAGTAAATGGAGCAACTGTAGGGCATGGTTTGGGTGTTGCACCTAAAATGATTATTCTTAAAGGTAGAAGTGCTGGAACAGCAGGTGGTCCTTGGTACACATATCATGCGTCTACAGGTGCAACTAATTTATTAAGATTAAATACAACTGCTGCCGCTGCTTCTGATTCTGTATTTTATTACACAACACCAACAGCAAACACATTTTATTTAGGTGCTCCTGCAGGGTATTCAAATGGTAGTGGTGAAACTTATGTAGCTTATTGCTGGAGTGAGATTGCAGGTTTCAGTCGCTTCGGAAGTTACACAGGTAATGGTAATGTTGACGGTCCATTTGTATATACAGGATTTAGACCTAAATTTGTAATAGTTAAACGCACAGATAGCACAGGAGATTGGTATGTAATTGACTCAAGTAGAGCAACATATAATCAAATTGGACCAGGATTAAATCCAAATACTTCATCTGCTGAATTTACATTAGGCTCACCTACTGGAGGAGCATTGGACTTTTTAAGTAATGGGTTTAAATGGCGAGGAACTTATGTTGATATGAATGCTTCAGGTGGCACATATATATTTATGGCATTTGCAGAAAACCCATTTAAAAACGCACTAGCAAGATAACAAAGGAAAAATTATGTTTTTATTAAACGGAAAACACTTACCAGAAGGAGTAGGCTTTAGAGACGCTAATGGCACACAGTATGCGTCTAACTGGCTTAACCTATCTACAGAAGAAGAAAAACTAGCTATTGGCATTACATGGATAGCTGACCCTGTTCGTGCAGATGATAGATTCTACTGGGATGGTGATATTAATAACCCTAAAGCTCTTGAAGATAAGCTAGAAGTAAAAGAAGATGGCACACCACTCTACAAACAAGTGTATGATAAAGCTACAGAGTCTATGGTTGATACTACAGAACAAGTCGTCACTAAAGGACTTAAAAGTCAATTTATCACACAAGTTAAAGATACAGCAGGTTCATTATTAGCACAAACAGACTGGTATATTATCCGTAAAGCAGAACGTAATGTAGATATTCCTGAAGAAATAGCTCTAAAACGCACACAAATCGTCACAGAAGCGAATAGATTAGAAACTGATATCAAAGCATCAACTACTGTAGAAGGTCTTATAGAGGTATTAAACGCACAAAACTGGGGTGAATAATGTTTGGTATATCCGCATTTGCTGAAACCTCGTTTAGTACGCTAGGCAAGATTGGTGGCATAGTATTAGCCTCTGCACAAGTAAATGCAGACGCTACAGTTACAGCTAATGCTAATGCGATAAAACCATTTAGTGCTGCTATTACAGCAGACGCTACTGTTACAGGTAGTGCAACAAGAATAAGATTAGATAGTGGTTCTATAAACGGAACTGCTAATGTAAGTGCTGTTTACTTACGCATAAGAGATGGTGCAGGTTCTATTACAGGTAATGCGACTGTAACTGCTTTAGGTTCGTTTGAGATTGCAGGTTCTGCAAGTATTACTGCTAATGGTACAGTAGAACTTAATTATCTACGCATCAGAACAGACGCTGGAAGTATTACAGGTACAACAACTGTATCTTGTTTAGCAGGTTACGAAGTAAGTGGTTCTGGTCAGATAGTAGGAAATGCTACAGTATA